TGATACACAATAATCACAACGAAAGAATTGAATCACCGTTTGGTATCACTACCAAATACGAAGACTAATGTTGCAGAAAACTGGAGAACCCAATCCTTTAAACTTTTTTGGTATTAGAAAAGTACAAAAACCACTGCCGCATTTCACATATTTAGAAATCAAATTCGATTATGGCATGGAAGATAAAATAGATGATTGGATCAGAATTAATCTAAAAAGCAGATATTTTTTAGCAAAAATGGTAAAAAATTCGGATGATAAGAAAGTAGAATATGCTATTAGAATTGGTTTTGAAGATTCAAAAGAACTAACCTTATTCACTTTAAGCTGCCCTTATATCATCAATAGTTAAATAGTTATTGTATATACAAACAAGGAGAATACTACAATGACTGAAGAAAATAAAAAACCAGCATCAACAGCCAAAACAGAAACGGCCAAACCAGCTGTTGCTAACAAACCAGAATCAACAGATCTTACTGTTCAAGATTTAAATGTGATCAAATCTATTATTGATGTGGCGTCACAAAGAGGTGCTTTCAAAGCAAATGAAATGCAAGCAGTAGGAACCACTTATAATAAATTAGAAGCATTTTTGAATATTATTCAAGCTCAGCAACAAGCGGCACAAGCGGCTACGGCTAAAAATGCTCCAACTGCACCAGCAGGAGATAAAAAATAATGACTGAGACTAAACACGTTGGAAGAATCAAAGCAAACAAAGAAAAAGTTGCTGTGGTATATAGAACATTACCTAGCGATCCTAAGAATGCTTTAATAATTGTTACAGCAAGTCTATCACCAGAAGATCATGATTCATTGATCAATTTGATTGACAGCAATGCAGGACAAACCAGTTATGAATTGGCAGAAGCTATGGCTAGAACTAGATTAAAAGATGGTTCTAACATGTTGGCAAAATTTCATGCAAGAGCACTGATGAAAAAAGTGCCAACTTCAGAAATCGAAATGACTCCAACGGCCAACAGTGCTGTGAGTTTGGATGCTTTAAATGCTGCTATTGCTCAACAAAAAGGTGTTAACATTGCTGAATTATCAATCAAACCAGATGTGGGCAACACTGAATCGTTGGCTAAAAACATAGTGAATCCTATTATGGAATCTGTGAGAAATGAGACTGTGTTGACCGACGAACAATTGGCTGCAAAATTAAGAAGTGATGCAGACAGATTGTACAAAGAAGCAGCACAATTGAGAAAACAAGCGGACGAGTTAAAAAATAAGTCAGCAGAATAATCAATTATGGTCATTTTTGGCAAAAAATCACTGCCCAAAAATGTTGTGGATCATTGGCCAGAAGTTTTCAATGATATCACAGTGAATGCCATACCTATCGAGTACCTATTAGCCATAAAAGTAACATTTAATGATGGTAAAAAATGGGAAATCAAGGTCAAAAATAATCGTAAAAAATTAACCAATGCTGGGCTGGAAAAAACACTGAATGAACTGTTTAAAACCTACACCGACAGCATTAAAAATGTGGATTTTAGGCTGGATACTGAAAAGGTCAAAAAGGACATTGAAAAACGCACCAAAAAGTTCTTTAAAAAATAAAACTTTTAAGTGCTGAATACTGTTTATTCAGTATAAATACACTGTAATAAGACATTAGGAGCAACGCACAATATGGCTTTCAAAATAAGACGTGGCACAAACGCACAAAGATTACTGATAACTCCAGCACAAGGAGAATTAATCTACACTACAGACACCAAACAATTGTATGTGGGTGATGGTTCAACAGCCGGAGGAGTTGCTGTGAACACTGGTGGCGCTGTTACATTTACAAGTATTGCCAGCGATGTTACACCAGATGCAGACAGCACAAGAGACATTGGTTCTTCAGGCAACAGATGGGCTGATGGTTGGTTTGACAATGTGTATGGTGCTTTCTCAGGTGCTTTGACAGGCAATGTCACAGGTACTTTAACAGGCAATGTCACAGGTGATGTTACTGGTAACGTTCAAGGTGATTTGGTTGGTTCAGTGTTTGCTGATGATTCAACCACAGTGATAGATTCAGTTAATAAGAAAATTTTTGGTTCAATATATTCCAACATCAACGGAAATTTATATCTTTCCACAAATCCTAGCAACAATTATCTAACCAATGGTGATATAGTATTTCAAGACAACGTGGTATCACTTCTAAACAGTTTAGACACTGTGCAATTTGGAACTAACGATGCTGCTCTAGGAGTTAGTATAAGAATCAAATCATCAGATATTACCAACAAAGCCATAACAGTTGATTCTTTAACTGATGGATCATCTTCCAACAGTTTTGAACTGCAAACTTCAAGAGGCACATTGGGTGTACCTTTAACTCTTACTCAAGGAGATCCAATATTCACATTGGTAAACCGAGGCTATAACGGAGCATCATATCAATTTTCGAGTGCTTTGTTTGCTCAGATAGATACAGATGTTTCTCATCCAGTGAGTGGATCAGCGATGCCAGGTATGATTGGATTTGCCACATCCAACAACAACGGAGGAGCATTTAACACTTTAATTTTTGATTCATTTGGTCGATTAGGAGTAAACACTTCAACACCAACAGCAACTCTGACAGTGGCTGGTGATGCTTCATTCACAGGTCCAGTTAAATTGGCTGTGTATGCTAATGATGCTGCTAGATCTACTGCTATAACTTCTCCTGCAAAAGGAATGGTTGTGTTCATGACTTCAGGAACAGCTCCATCTGTAACAAACAAAACTGTTGTGTATGATGGCAGTGCTTGGGTTGCGTTACACTAATATATAAATCAATATTTTAATTAATTTTACTTTTCAATCAACTTTGATTGTTTAATTTTACAATCTGCCCAACTTTGATCAGTCCATTGTGACATTTTGTAATTTATATTTTTTGGTTGGAATGTGTATCTAACTTCAACTGTATCTTGTAATTTCATTTTTTTATTCACAGCAGCATCACGCAACATAATTTGATGTAAAAAATTTGTGACTGGTTTGCCAGGCACAAAGTCACACCAAGGTCCACACTGTAATTGTTCCAAGTCAATAGTTTTAACATCACTCCACTGTATGATTCTATGAGTTATGCCATTGATATTCACCATGTAATGATAAAGATTGTCATCTGCTGGCAATTTTTCCCAGGTCCAACCTTTACGATCACAAATTTGTTTGATCAATTTAACGTGATCACTGAGATAAAATCTTGGTTCATCGGGAGATCTGCCTATGTCTGAACCAGCTCTTATTCTGTATTGCCAACTTTTCTGACCTAAAGATTGTATTTCCTCCAGAACATGTTCCATATGATCCAAACTTTCCAATGTATATCCCACATAGTATACAAAAATTCCTTCAGCAATACAATTGTCTATGCCTTGCAATTGTTTTTGATGCACAGTTTCTCCTTGATAGGAGTGATGATTTAAACCAATCATCACCATGGTGGCTCCAGCAGCAGCGATTTCTTTCACCCATGCTCTGTCAGACAACTTTACTCCATTGGTCAATATGCATACATCTTCAGGTCTACCTAATCTTTTTAATAATGATTTAGTTTGACTGATTAATTCTGGCAAATCTTTACGCACAGTGGGTTCAGCACCAGCCAATATCACAGCACCAGCTGCTGGATGAAATTTATGTTCAATTTGATTTAATATTTGTTCAATAGGTTTATCTGTTTGTTTATTGTCAGGTTTATGATAACAATGTGGGCAATTTAAATTGCATTTGTCAGTGACTTCTATCATGATACCTTGAGGTATGCTGTAACCTGAAACATCATATTGCAATTCTTTATAAAATTTTACATCTCTCTCCACCATGATTGTTTTAATACCATGTTCAACACAAGTTTTAGTTAGATACACTCCGGAATCTCTGGTTTCTCTCACTGCTTCGCAATGTCTATAACAGATTTCACACAAACTAGTGGTTTTTGTATCTTCCATGATTATTATTTGTATAGTGCTACGGCAGCATCTATAAAATCCTTAGGGTAATTATTTCTAAAACTTTCCAAACAAAGTATTTGTAATTGTGTAAAATTTGTAGGAGTATCCATGTCAATATTTAATTCATGCATTTTAGGAATTAAAAAATTTCTTCTATTCATTGATATATGGCTAAGATGTTCTTTCACAGTGATAAAAGGTTCGCTTTTGTGATAACAAAAGAAATAATTAATAGTTTTTAATTTGCCATCTACCACAAAATAACTGCTGGGATGAAGGCTAAATTTGTATAATCCCAATGTTTTGTGTGCTTGTAATATTTCCAACATCTGTTCTTGCCAATTGGGTAATATTTTATCAAAACTGGAGTTATGACTTTGCTCCCAAAAATCCACACCGTCAATACCGTATGTAATTTTTTTATTATCATAATCAAATTCTAATATATCAGGCACGTGTTCAGGAAAATTGTGATACATGGTTAATAACATATCCACTTCTCTCTGCCATTTTTGTTCCATTAATGCAGCATCTACCACTTCATTTTGACCTTTGTGATACTCGCTGTCATTGTAAAACCACTGTACAAATTCTGTTTTGGATTGATTGATCAAACTGGTATATACCAAATTATTTCTGCACAAGCCTTCGTTGGGCACATTGTTGTAATAGTATTGATAATTTGGTTTCATATTATGAATGCATTATTAAATATGTATTTATTGCCAATCAAAACATCAAAAAATAAATGATAAAAATTATAAGTAGTTTAGCATGCCAGACAATAAAAAACTATTAATATTTCATTCCATTAGCTGGATATTATTTTTGGTTAGTCTAATAATCCTATCGACTAGTAATATTCTTTATTTTTTAATCATTGGATATTTGTTGGCTGTGTTTGGACACATTGTGGGATTGCACAGATATTTTACTCATAAAAGTTTTAACACAAATAAATTTTGGCATTATTTTTTATTGTTCTGCAGCAGTATAGTTACACTAGGTTCCACTGTGGCATGGACTGCTGTGCATTTGAAACATCATAGATTCTCTGACACTGAACAAGATTCACATTCTCCCAAATACAAAGGTCATTTCAAAGTATTCTTTGGATACTTCTTTGATGCTTATGATGTGGAACCAAGATATGCAGCACGACTTTTGAAATATCCTGAACACAAATTTGTTCATAAGCATTATTTTAAATTGTTGTCTTTTTATATTGTATTATTGGCTATTATTAATCCCATACTGATTTTTCCTTTATGGATATTTCCCACAGTATTAAGTGTTATCATGGGCGGCATAGTGAATGTTTTTAATCATTGGAATGGTGAAGTTTCTGACAGTAAATTAATAGCATGGACTGTGGCTGGGGAAGGCTGGCACAAATATCATCACACCAATTCAACTGCTTGGCGTAATCCTTCACCGGATTTATCTGGATTTTTTATTCGACTTATAAAGTCCAATCAATAGGCCATCTGCCGTATTGTTCTAATTGTTGATAGAATATTTCAACGTTTACTTTCCAAATTGTTTGTTCAGTTCCTCTGTAAAACATTTCACCACAGTTTTCCAAACAACCTGTTTTGGCCAATATTGGAGCCCAAGTTCTGTGAACTCTTTGTTGGGTGCCCCAGCTATTTTTATTTGATGTGATATAAAAATTTTTATCTTTGCCTGCCCATTCTATTCCAGCAGTCATAAAAAATTGAGGACTCACATGCTGATGTTCAATGATCCCCGTTCGGGTTCTTACTCTTTTGATTGGCATACGATCTGTGAACGCACAAGATCTCACAGCAATACGAAAACAATTTGGTCCCATTTCATCAAAACTGTGAGCAGCAGTGGTACCGACTATTTCATTGTTATAATAAAGAATCCAAACACGTGAAAGTCTTTCTGTGGAGATACTATCCACCAACATTTTTTTGCTGTTGTTGTTTTTGAATCCTCTAGATTCTGCTTGAAGATAAAATTCTGTTAAATCAATTGATTCAGAATATGGTACCAATTTGTAAGTCATAAATATTTTTGTCCACAATATTTAACACTAAATATTTGGATGATAAGAGGAATTGGTGGTCAACCATATATTGATTTAACTCCACATTTGGACATAGAAGGTTTCAAGAAATTACATCCTGAAATCTGCAGGGGATTTGCTTTGGCTAGAGAATATGCCAAAGAAGGCACATGGATGTCACCAGGATTTAATCTACAAGACATGAGTTATCAATTGAATTGGAAACCAATTTATCAGGCTGTGAAAGAATATCTTGCACTGCCCACAGATCACCCTATTAGAAAAAATGGTGATGATCTTTATGCCAACATCAAAGATTACCGCACAAGAAATCAATTCACACGCTATCTCAAAGCAGTGTTGGGTGCTAAAGATCCATACATCTATTATTTTTTATGGAATGAAGGTGATTGGGATAATAGAAATTCTGAAAGACATCTCACGGAAGAAAGCAAACATTTTCCTGGAGTGGTCACATGGGTTAAAAATCTTGTGAATCAAAACATAGTGAGTCAAATAGGCAGAGTGATATTTTTTCATTGTGAACATGACGGACAGCCATTTGAACACAGAGACTTAGATGGCAAACATGGTGACTCACAAGGATACAGTGACCATTGCAATGAGTTTATACACATACGTCACAATACTAAAAGAGGATTTTACATTTGGGATCCTAAAACAAAAAACAAAGTTTATATCAATTCAAATGCTGCTTTTTGGAACGATCAAGACTGGCACGGTGGTGAGATCAATCGTGAGCAAGAGTATGGATTGCGAATTGATTGTGTGTTTACAGATGAATTTAGAAAAAAGTTAGGCATAAATCATTTAAAAAACTATTAAGGAGTTTTATATGAACAAGTATCACAGATATTTAAAACTCCCTTTTGAATACCCAAAACCAGATTGTTTTAATCAAAGTTACAGTCATCCCAATATGATTTTTGTTCCAAATAAATTCATTGATCAAAGTATTATAACTTGGATAAAAAATTTTAATCTTAAAGTTTCAAATGTCATTGAAGGGTTTTATACTCCACCCAATGGGGGCAAACTACCCATGCACAATGATACCAGCACAATAAGCAATGCAACAAAAATTAACTTTACCTGGGGACCAACCAACAGCACAACAAGATGGTGGCAAGTCAAAGATGAATCTTTTTTAATTCCAGCTTTTCCAGACAATTCACACATAGAATCTCAAGGTATTGTGCCAGATATAGTTGTTACTAACGCTTTCCAATCTACAGAAGAAAGTTGTAATTTAGTGTGTGAAAAAGTTATTAATAAACCCAGTCTAATGAATGTTGGGCAACTGCATTCCACATACAATCCTGATAACAAACAGGATCGTTGGACATTGTGTTTCACGTTATTAAAATTAAATAATTCTCATCTTCAATTTGACGAAGCATTGGAAATATTCAAAGACATTGCTTATGAATAAAAGAACTATCACTGTTATTTGTCCTAAAGAACAAGAAAAAAGTTATTTTTCTTTTAAAAAACATCATTATTCTAATCATTTAAACATATATCTTAACAATAATTTATTGTTTGAAGGTATAAATGATGCTGAAGAAAACTTGCCTATCACATTAAAAAAAAATATTGATATTGATTACAACACGGTTAATGTATTAAAATTTAACTATAACATAAATTTTAAAGATCCCAGCAAAGAACTTGTGGATGTTTTGTATAAGTTTGAACCCATAAATGATCAATATCATTCTATAAAAACAGAAATAAACAGACACAATTATGTGTTGGGCAGTGAACAATTGGATGACAATTATGAAGTTACAATTAACATAAATGAACACACACATATTTTTGGTAAAAACTATCACCAAGGAGAAACAAAAAACATAAATTTTTTTGATAAAATTAATTTACAACAGCAAGGATTAACGATATCTTTAGATTCAAAAAAAACTTTTCAAAATAACACAGAGACCACGTTTGACCAAATTAGGTTAGAATTACGATAATTATTAACATGTTAAAAGGATTGATACCAGGACAACAGAAACCTACTCATCCATCAAAAGATCATTGGCAATTTGGTACTGTGGAGAATGGCATCAAAAAAATAGATCCTCTGTTACACTATGGTTGTTTTACACTGGGATTTGATAGAACAGACATTATTCAACATGTGTGCGATTCAATTAAAAATGTTAAACCAGAAATAGCAGAATCTTCAATATATAAAGAAGATTTAAAATTAAATCATGCCAGTTATGAACTATCCGATAAATTGTTTAATATGAGCAATGGATATAGAAGTTTTTTTGCTTTGTCAGGCAGCGATGCCAATGAAGGAGCAGTAAAATTATCTTCAGCATATCATTCAATTAAAAAAAATCAAAACAAAAATAAAATTGTAAGTTTTTATCGCAGTTTTCATGGATGCACTTTCCTTAATAGCAATCTTGGAGATTTGTTAGTGAATAATCCTTTATATACCATGAATAGATATGATGGAGTTATTAGATTAAACAGAGATTTTGATGTAAATTCTGTTGATTGGAATCAAGTGATGAGTATTATAGTAGAAACATGTTCGTGGGGAGATGATTTAACACCTAATTCAGACATTTTTTGGGAAAAAATAAAATATGTTCAAGAAAAATTTGACGTTATATTAATTGTGGATGATATTTTTATAGGAGGTGGCAAAACAGGCAATTATATTGGTTGGAAACATTTGCCCATACAACCTGATATTTTTACCATGGGCAAATCTATCACAGGTGGATATTTTCCTTTGAGTATAACCATGTACAATGAAAAAATACATAATATTTTACCCACTAATTTTGAATGGGATCACGGATACACTTATAGTTTTTCTTTGCCAGGCATAAACAGTGCTTTGAAATACATAGACATATTGGAAAAAGAACAAATATTAGACAAACATCAAAGCATCCAAAACACAGCTATTAAAACTATTCAAAGCACGGGTTTTGAAATATTGAATCGTTTTGGTTGTCTTTACATGATACGCAAAGGCAATTTTAAAAATTTATACATGATGCCTTTGAATGCTAACGATGAGTATTTTACAGTTTTAAAACAGGATTTAGATTACTATGACAATAAAAACAATTGATAATTTTTTCGATACACCAACATTGGTTGAGTTAAAATCTATTATTAAACATGAAATTGCCAATAATGAATGTGAACTACATTATATTGATCCAGAACATGCCAAGGATTCAAAAATAATAAAACAAATTGGAAATGAAATTACAGAATTTTCTGGACAAGTAGAAAATGATCACTATGGATTTCACAATTCCACATATTACATGTTAACAGGTGAAAGCAGAACATTTTGGTTAAAAAATTTAGTGAGCAAAAATGTTGTGTCCAAAGACATACTTAATACCATGGATTGTTTGGTGCGTTATCATGAAAATCATGCTCCATACGGGGGGCATTGGCATCTTGACAGCACTTATGAAAAGGACAATTCTATAGATTATGTAGGAGTAACACACTTTTTACACGATACTTGGGATATTAACGATGGAGGTCTTTTTCTTTATAAAGAAGACAAAGATGATACACATGGAAAATTTATTGAACCTACTCCCAACAGAATAATAATAAATTATACAGATCACATTCATGCTGTATCAACAGTGGTGGCAAAAAAAGGCGTTGTAAGATTATCAATGCAAATGTTTATAAATTACAAATATTTAATATAAAATTATGATCTACACAGAATTTGATCCATTACAAGAAGTAATTGTGGGTGATTGCTATGCTCCTGGAGATGTGGATAATTTTTTACCTAAAGAAAGTATTTCAAGTTTTAATAAAATATTAGAAGAAACCAAACAAGATCTCAACAATTTAACAGATTTTTTAAAAAAATCTAATATTAAAGTACACAGACCTGAAGTGCAAAAGTTTGAACAATCAATTCAGATGCCCAATTTTAAAATTAATTTACCTATATGCCCCATAGTGCCCAGAGATCAGTATTTGATTATGGGTCGTGATATCATACAAACATATACCAGTTATACCGACAGATATTTTGATTCTTTAAGTTATAGAAAGATTTTTAATGAATTATTTAAAGAAGGATACAACTGGATTGCTCAACCATTGCCTATGTTGATTGATTCAAAAATTGATGACAATTGGTACATATCAGACTCCATATACAAAGAAAAATTAGCAGATCAATTGTTGTGGCACACAGCCTCAGTGTTTAAAGCAGGCGATTCATTGATATACAACGGCAGAGGACCAGGTTCGCAATTAGGATTAGAATGGCTCAAACGCAATTTGAAAGAATTTAATTATATTGAAAATACAGGTGATACCATATTTAAAAATTATGGACACATTGATCATGGATTTTTGCTGATAGATGATAACACTGTGATACATGCTGGTATAGAATGGGTTCCTTTATGTTTACGCAATAAAAAATTAATTGATGTTAAAAATTTTGTAGGCACAGTTATTACAGACAACTATATCAATGATTATACTGCCACTGATGGAAAATATTCTAATGCTTGGTTAGAAAAATATTTGGCCAATTGGAGAGGATACACACAGGAGATTTGTTTTGATTTAAATGTATTAATTTTAGATTCAAAAAATATATTGTTTGGCAAACATTTGCCAGAATTATTTGAGTTTTTAAAAACACACAATATCAATTGTCATGTAGTCACACAAAGACATGAAGTGTATTGGGAAGGTGGTACTCATTGTTGCACTCTTGATGTGAAAAGAAAAGGTTCCAAAAGAAAAATAATTTAAATTTTTCTTAAATCAATATTACTAATATATAAATCTTGATTTAAAATATAATCTATTGTTCTAGTAATATCTTCAGCACTACAAGTAGGTTCATTGGATCTTTCTCCAGTCTTTGGACCATAATTAGCAATTCTTAACATGGTAAATTTGACCTGGGTTCCAAATGGTTTTTGTATACTCAAAGAATTATGTATCACATCAAGATGATGTTTTTGTTTAAGATATGTGATGTTAGCGTTAATACTTTCTAAAAGTTTTGGATGTATTTTAGTAGCTAGAGTGCCAAATGTGATAACATTTTTCAATCTGTGATTGCTCCATTGTTCATTAATGTTGATTAAAATTTGACTTTGAATATTATCTATGTGTGCTAAATTTATCAAACAATCACTGTCTAATGATTTTTTAATTAAAGAATCCATTTGTTCTTTAACATTTAAATCACAACCTGTGGATTTAGAAAATCCTAAACATTCGTGATTTTTACTAAGATATTCAAACAACATTTTGCCTATGTTTGACGTATGACCTGTGATAATTATTTTCATTATATTTTTATCCCCAAATATTGAAAACGTATTTTGGAATCAATCCACAATTAGACCCAGCGTGCCATGAAGTTCGTTTGGGCCATTTCCAAGTGGCTCCCATTTCTTGATTGTACAAACAATGATCTTCTACGATAAAAACATGTCCTGGTGCTGGAGGACTTATATGACAATGATATCTAACCATTTCTTTTTTGTGTTCTAATGTTTTTTCATCATCTGTAATATCCCAATGCCAAGGTGCTACATCACCAGGTTTTACTCTGCTGATCCAAGCATTGATATAACTTTTCATTCCAACCCATTCACAAAACTTTTCTGCTATCTTTTTATCAAAATTTGTGCCTGGTAGATACATATCCCAACTGGCATTGCCTCCTTCGTGTTTCATTTTATAGCCAGCCTCACGCAATGGCTTAGCCACTTCTTCCACTCCAGGCACATGATGTCCCACATCGTGTCTTGGACCTATGTAAGCACTCTGTTGATCTTCAATGCTTTTTATAACACTGTGCCAATCAATCACATCTTTGCAATTACCCACGTATTCAAGCATTTAAAAAATCTCCTGGCCATTTGCCATAATTCATTTTCACCGTTGATTCATACAATTTGAAAGTGTCATACAGTTCACCCACAAGACTTTGAGCAAATCTAGGATGATTGGGATCAAATAATATGGATTTTAACAATTCTTTGGACACGTATCTATCTTCGTCACAGGTACAACCATAAAGATCCATTATGCGAACTTTGTTTTTACTATCTAAGTAAAATGTATGTGGATACAAATTGGATTTGTGTATGTTCTGTGACAATAAGTCTGACAAAATATCTTTGATCTGTTGTTGCCAATTGGAAACTGTGGATATTTCACCCGTGTGTATGAGTTTGCTTAAACTACGATCATACCATTTGAATTCAATTGTTCTATTTCTGTGATCAATATTTAGAATTTCAGGAACATATGGTTTATTTTTTAACTTTTCTATGTAGTTGGTTTCTCTAGCAAACCAATTTTGTCTAAGATCGTCAGTCATATTGGGATTAACGAAATATTGATTATTGTTAAAGTTCATTTTAAATATGTCTTTATCAAGACTAATCAATGGTTCATACACCATGTTGGCTAATTCTATTTTGCCCAATTCATATTTGTAAAAATGATTCCAATCTTTAATCATGACTGATCCTTACATCAAATCCGCAATTGTCCAACACTTTGTTCACTTGTGGCAAATGAGTACGTTCTATTTCAAAACTTATTTCAGTTTCAGAAATTTTTTTAAATTTATTCACACATCCTTGCTTGTTTAATCTATTTAAAACTATGGAAAAACTGTGATCAAACAAATATCTCAAATTGTATGGTGGATTGTTCACTGTGATTTTAACAGCACAAGGATCTTTCAATTCAACTTTGTTCAATAACTTTCTTATGACCAATTGAATGCGTGATTTATATCCTAAATTAGCAGCAGAGTGTATGCGACCAGCGTCCATAAGATACACTTTGTTATCTACTTCAGTAGGGTATATTTTTAAATTTTTTAAATCATACAGATAACTGTGTTCACCTTGTAGTGTCAAATGATATCGGTCATCTATATCGGCATGAGCACAATAACTTTCGCCTGGTTCCAACACAATTATTCTTGCTTCGCCCACAGACCCTAATTGAGCAAAAAGATTCACAATGGGTGTTTTTTTGAATTCATCTTTCAGCTGCCAAACGTCATAGAAAAAATCTCCAGTGGGTTTATTCAACTGAGTTTTTGGTAAATCCAAAATTGGTAAACTTTCAAAGATCTCTTTGGCTGAACATGTTATATTAATTTGGTCAAGCATAGCTATACTTATCGTAAAAAATTATGTGAGCAGTTAATTACGATAAATATTCTGTCCATACTATGTCTAATTACAAACAGTTAAAAACGGTTTACGAAACCAGTGTCTTCAAAAATATTCTACATCTGATTGATGGAGTGTATGTGCCATTGTCTCAAAAATGGAAAAATATTGGCGTTAGTGTGAGTGGTGGTGCCGACAGTGCCTTGATGAGTTATCTGCTGTGCAATCTGATTACCAAAAATCAATTGGATATCACTGTTCATATTATTACCAATATTAGATGTTGGAAAACCAGACCTTGGCAGCGTCATAACAGCATAGAAGTTTATGGTTGGTTGACTGATAAATTTAAAAATATAAGATTCAAAAGACACGAAAATTTTATTGCTCCCGAATTAGAATGGGGATCCAAAGGACCCAGCATTGTGGATGAATATGGCAGATTAAAAAGTGGCAATCAAATAGAATTAAGAGCACATGCTGAATATGTGGCTCACACAGAAAAATTAGATGCTTGGTACTGTGGAGTGACCAAGAATCCTGATAAAGAATTTGATCAACGTTTGACAGATAGAGATGTGTTTATTGACACAGTTTCTGATGCTCTGTTGGACAAGTTAATCAAAGCACACATGGGCGGCTTTGCATGTCACCCATTCACTTATGTACAGAAAGATTGGATAGTTGCTCAATTTAAAAGATTAGGCATTATGGACCTATTTGATCTTACTCGCAGTTGTGAAGGTGATCTAAACACATATCCTGAAATCTTTGGTGACTTAGATTACAGAACTTATGTGCCAGGGTCGCCCGTACCTGTGTGTGGCAAGTGTTTTTGGTGTCAAGAAAGACAATGGGGAGTGGATAAATGTCAAGATTAATTGTGTTTGGTTGTTCATACGCATATGGCACAGGATTACCTGACTGTAAAAACTGGCTTTTTGATATGATACATAATTTAAAGCCCAGTCAATTAGGATGGCCCAAACTGTTGTCTGAAAAATTAAATTGTGAATTAATTAACGAAAGTTTTCCTGGTTCAAGTAATACAGAAATATTATACACTTTGCTTAAATTTAAGTTTCAAAATGATGACAAAGTGATTATTATGTGGACTCATTATGCTAGAGATATGTTGTTTAACAATCAACACAAATTTCCTTTTTTTAGAAATAGATTAGGACCATGGGGTAAAACACATCAAGAACGCAAATGGGCAGAGTATTTAAATGAAAAAGATTATGCTATGAAAAGTTGGTTTAATATACATCATGCAGATTTATATCTACGCGATAAAAATATTCAATACATTCATTATCCAGCTACTCCAGAAGAATTTGATAAAAATAAATTGGATTTTATTAAAGTTAACAATTACCATAACACTGGTATAACTGTGTTAGACAAAGCCACAGATGACATGCATCCAGGAATACAAAGTAATATTGACACAGCAGACAAAATACATAAGATTTTTAAGGAATACAATGACAGATCATAATGAATATTGGATGAATCCTGAAGATTCACAATTGGGCAAATGGCAGAGAGAAATAGAATCTGTCACAGGCACTCCCACTTACTGTATATTGCCTTGGATACATTTTGCCACCAGACCCAACGGTGATATGAGATTGTGTTGTTCAGCCAACGCCAGTGGTGCTGGATCTGATCACACAGTGGGTATTATTAAAAAAGAAGATGGCACACCTGCCAACTTTGGTGTGGATACTCCTATGAGTGCTTGGAACAATGATTACATGAAAAGTGTGCGTACCACCATGTTGAAAGGTGAGATACCTGCCAGTTGTCGCAAGTGTTTTGATGAAGAACGTGTGGGAGTGGTGAGTAAAAGAATATGGGAAACTGGCACATGGCATCGAGATGGAGTGGATGTGCCGGAACTGATACGTCAAACCAAAGAAGATGGCACAGTGCCTGAAAAATTATTGTATTTGGATCTGCGTCTAGGACACACTTGTAATATCAAATGTGTGATGTGTTCTCCACATGACAGCAGCAAATGGGTGAATGACTGGCAACAACTGATGCCACAATTACAAAACAAAGAAGTTAAAGACCAGATTCAATGGGACAAAAAAGAATTTAATAACTTCTGGCATGAAAAAGATACTTTCTGGCAGGAAATGTATCGCCAAATACCCAATTTAAAACAAGTATATTTTGCTGGCGGTGAACCATTGATGATCAAAGAACACAAAGTGTTTATTGAAGAAATTATAAGACAAGGTTATCAAGATCGTATATTATTACGTTACAATTCCAATGGTATATTAGTGGATGAAGATTTAATCAAGTTATGGAGTAAATTTAAAAAAGTTAAATTTGCTGTGAGTATGGATGCCACACATCAGCGTGATGAATACATACGTTTTCCCACACAATGGGCCACAGTGGAAAAGAATTTACACATGTTAGACAATACTCCTGACAACATACAAGTGAGTTTGGCTACTGCTATACAAATTTTTAATATCAAACACTTGCCTGATTTTATGAAATGGAAAATACAGAGTGGATTTAAAAAATTAAACGTAGGCACTGTGCCTGGTGGAGTACAAATGGGTGGTGGATTGGTTAACATGCATTTATTATACATACCAACTTTTTTAAGCATACAAATATTACCCCGAGAAGACAAACAACAAATAAGAGAACTGTTTATGGATTTTAAAGATTGGTTGTGGCACAACTATAGACAGGACGATGATTTTTGGAAAATAAATCCTTATGGATGGAGACGTTGGGAGGCAGTACTGATGCACATGGAAGCCAAAGATAATTCTAGACTGCTGCCTGGATTTAAGGAGTATGTGAATAAATTGGATGCTATCAGAGGATTGAGTGCTGCTAAAATTTTTCCTGAATTGAAACATTTACTATGATAACACAAGTTTATAACCCTCAGCCCAAAGACGTTTTACGTGTGGAGTTTATGATAGGTAACACCTGTAATTACAAGTGCTGGTATTGCTTTGAAGGTTCACACGAAGGCACACATCGTTGGACCAATGACTTGGAACAACTGGTGGCAAATTTTGTTCATTTGTTTGATAGATACAAAACCATAGGCAAACGAAAATTAGAACTGCACATAGTGGGAGGAGAACCCACATTGTGGCCACAACTGGGAGAATTTGTAGAAAAAATACGTGATCAAATCCCTTCCCATATTTCTATCAGCAGTAATGGCAGTAGAGTGTTAAGATGGTGGGAGCAATATGCTCATGTATTTGATAAAATTTTATTAAGTTGTCATCATCAACAGGTACAAGTGGAAGATTTTATCAAAGTGGCTGATATGTGTCATAAAAAAGGACGCAGTCCTACTGTGATGATGTTGATGGATCCCACAGCATGGCAGAAATGTCTGGATTTAATTGAAAAATTAAAAACCAGTCGTTACAGATGGTTTATAGTGGCCATGGAAGTCATGCACAAAACTATTAAATTTACTGACAAACAAAAAGCATTTGTATCTAAACCAATCAAACGCATGCCTAATATCTGGACTTTGTTACGTCAATCCAAACATATGAAAGGATCTCCTAAAGTAAAATTTGAAGATGGATCTATTAAATCTGTAAACAGAAACTGGATTGTATTAAATAAACAGAATGATTTTTATGGATGGATGTGTAATATTGGTGTTGACAGTATGATGATAGATCCTGCAGGTATTATAACCTCAGCTTGTAGAACAAAATTATTTGAACAATACAATATCTATGATAAAGATTTTGTTAAAAAATTTAATCCTAATATTAAACCTAAAATTTGCGATAAAAAAAATACTTGTATGTGTCAACCTGAAAGTTTATTGGATAAATTTAAACTTTAATTTTTGTAATATTGATATCTGCAGCACAAGTGCACCATGTGCGAGTGCAATCAACAGGCGCTGTGGGTCGTACAAAAGTGTCTTGATAAATGTTACCCAAAGTGCCACCCACTCTACAAGTGGCTCGGTGAACTTCACCATCCCAATTGATCATTAAACTTTCCACTCCAGACATACAACTCCATCCTTGGAATTTATTGGTTTTGTTGATCAGCAAATCATTCACATTGCATTCCACTGTGTTGTCTATGAGAGTATTTTTTGGTGGTGTGTGATTGCTCACTGCCAAAAATTCTTTTTCTTCCTCACTGTAATGAATCATGTCTTCGAAATCATCATGTGTTTTGGTCCAGCGTATAGGTCTCAGTGCATAGCGTATGCCCGCATCTAAAAGAGCCTTGCAAGCGTCTTTAACGTCTTTTAAACGTCCTGGTAGCATCATCATATGCACTAGAACATTTTTGTTGACAGACTGTGTATAAACCTTGATAATTGTGTTTATGACCCTTTGCCAATCGGATTCAAAATGCACACTGAACACCATATGATTGATATAATTTTCTAAAATATTTTGGTAGAATTCCACAGTTCTGGTACCATTGGTGGTGACGTTGATCCAACTGATTTTATTTTTGGCATGTTGTAATAACTGTTCTATGTTTGGATGCACACAAGGTTCTCCACCAGTCAAACTGATTCGCACATTGGGTATTGTGCTCAGTGTGTCCACAGTGCGTTTCAATATCTCTATATCAGTGTGTTCACTGTGATTGTCATGTATTTCTGCTGGACAATAACTACAATCTAAATTGCATCGTTTGCCAAGATTCCATTCCACTTTGACACTGTTTCTAATATGAGGATATAAGTGTTCCACTTTAAACATAGTCAGCAAACTCCGGGTTTATTTTTTCAAAAGGTCCTTGATTTCTTGTGATGTCCAATTTGCGATTAAAGTCCACACAATCCATCCAGTATTGATTAAGATCTCTGGCTTTTAAAAAATTAATGTTGTCCTGTATTTGTTGCAGAGTAATTTTTTCTAATATTGGATGTTGTTTGACCAATGCATAATCTTTTATTTGAGGTTTCATTGCTTCCAATTTGTCTATCACTTGATTTTTTAATTTTGTAGGCAACACTTGAGCACTCAACGCTCTGGGATAATTTACCCTATGACTGTAAAACACAATGCCCAGATCATTTAAAAAGTAATCAATCACACGATCTATTTGCATGATATTGTTGGCTTGTACTGTGAATGCTCCCACTATTCTACTCACTGTGGGTATTTGTTTCATTATTTTTATGTTGTTGACCACATCCATAAACTTGCCATTACTTCGGATATATTCATAAGTGTCAAAGATTCCGTCAATGCTCACATTCACTGCCACACTTTTGAATTTGGGCCAGTATTCTTGTATGGTTCTTCCACCTTTGATGCCCAACACTGTGCCATTGGTGGCATATTTGATTTCAATGTTGGATCCATTGGTGCTTAATAAATCTAATATTTTGTAATGGGTGGGATCCATCAAAGGTTCACCACCAGCAAATTCCACACGTTTAAAATAAGGAATAAGTTTTTTTAAATTGTCCCAAAAGTGTGGTTTATCTTCGAAAAGATCCACATGCGGCGCTTGTGTCAGACCAAGATCTTCCACGGCTTTGACCAAGTAATTGTTTTCTTTCTTGTAATGATCCACAATGCTGTTCCAATCTTTCCATTGTGTGCTGTCTAATGGATTACACATACGACATTTTAGGTTACACAAGTTGTTAATTTTGATTTCCATAGTGGGCAGTTCAAAAGGCATGGTATAATCTTCTTTTAAACTATCTAAAGCTGTGGGATAAAGATTGATCCTTGATTCTGGAATATTGTCACTGATGTGTCTTTGTCGCAAACTTTGCACTCCCTGATCTTCCAAATCAAAACAAGGTGCACACACATTAGGTCGCTCATTGTTCAACACCTGATGTCTTACTTCACGCATTTTTTCATTGTTCCATGCTTCTTCCATGGTCTCATTCTGTATGTTTCCAATGGGTAAACTTCTACAACACACCTTAATAGCACCATCTTCTCTAGTGGCTAATCCTGTGAATGGATGCATGCAGAATGTACAACTTTTATTTTTCATAACAGTATTTAAATTTCCCAATCTTCTTTTTGATGCCATGTGGCTTTATAACATTTATTAAGACTTTGTTCAACAAAATCGCTCACATACCCTACATATTTGGGGTAATCAGCCAATCCAGACCATGCATGACCCGACACAATTAGATTAATTTTTGAATTGTTATTTTTTAAAATTTTAATCAAGTTGTTTTCTGCATTGACTCTTTTAACAAAACTATTAAAAGCTGCTGTGGGTTCATAACAAAATACATTGCTCAAATGCATTATAGTGTTATGGTCATTTATCACAGGTATATTAAAATTATTTAATAAATCACACTCATGATAACTGAATTTTATTTTTTTAACCATATGCCATAAATGTTTTATTGTTTCAAAATTTTGATTAATTTCTTCTTTTGAATTAATCCAATCGTTAGTGTCATTAGATTTTATAGATTTTAAAAAAGCATAATAATCTGTGCCATCAAAATTTTCCACAATATTTTTCATGTAGTATAAAGAGTTTGGATTATAATCATAAAAAGAAATCAAAGTATCATTGTTATAACCATATTTGTTGACATAATGCAACCAGTTGAATCCGCTGGCAGGAGTAATCAATTGTGTTATAGGACCATTAATGTTTATCTGTTGTGGTTCTTCTGTGTTAATAGGATAAAACAATCTAGTGGATGAGAATTTAGATTTTTCATAAATGTGTTGATTGTTTTTTAAAAATTCGTTCTCATATTGAGCATAATAACATTGTTTGCTGTTACGAATAGCTGCATCAAATATTAAAACAGTTTCATTGTTTTCCAACCCTACACTTAATATATTATTACCATGCCATAAATGTTGATATTGTTTTTTTGTAGTACCTGATTTAATCCATAAAGGAGTATAATCATCGTGATAATTTTCTTCACTTCTAATAGGTTCAATATGTTTGTGAGAAACATTAGGTGTTGGGTGAGTTATGTGTGGCATTCCATATTGAATATATTTTTTTAAATTTATCACATAACATTGAGAGTGTAATTCGTAATATCCTTCTTTTCTATCCAACACATGTCCAGCCAAAAAGAAATCTTTAACGCATAATTTTTTTAATTCTTTAAAAAAATTTGATCCTGTAAATTCAGTATCAGCATCAAATACCACAGCATGCGTGTATTGATCTGCTATTCTAGGTAATATATTATTTGTATCTAATCCATTAAACACATCATATCCTTTTACACAAATGTTACTGATACTGTAATCAGCAATATTTTTTATAATTTCTTTATGATCATTATTTTTAATCAAATGTGTGTTGTCCACACATACAAAAACTATATCAGATCTTTTGTTTAATCCACTAAAGAATATCATTTTTTATAGCACTTTTAGCAATTAATTCACAGAATTTTTCACGTTGATTGCCCACGTGTGCTTGAGCAATCATGTGTATTCTATCTTCTGTGCTGTTGTTTTTTACTGTGTGGTTATTCAGTATATTGATTAAAAATACACTGCCTGGTTTCCAAGGCACTATGCCGTGATTTTCTATTTCCATAACACAATCTTTGGGTTGAATAATGCTTAAATTAATGGGTAATAAATAATTTAATAAATCAATATCAGGTGGCATATTGCTGGGAGCATCATTGTGCAATCCCACATATCCATTAGGTGCTAATTTCATAAATCTAACTCTAGTATATTTTTCTGCAGGAAAATTTTTCCAAAATTCAGTGGCTTTTGGAGCCAATTGTGTCAATGCAGTCCAATGATAAGGAGCATTTAATTCATTTGTGTGTCCATAATGTTGTGCCACTTGGGTTTTAGTAATGCCTAACCCATACACACAACAACTTTGCCATCCTTTGTGGTTTTCTCCTTCTCTATGATCCACGTAAAAATCATTCACAGCAGATACTTCTTGATGATCAATGTAATTTTCAAAAGAAATATCTAGTTGCAACCAACCTATTTGTTTTTTTTTAAATTTTTCCAATACTTGTTTGGTTATTTGTTCATTATTCATTGTTTTTACCTACAATCATAAATCTTTTGTATTTTTCTGTTTGTAATTCACTAGGTTCCACAATAGGATACAATTTGCTATGGTTTACAAACTGATTTAAATCCTTCATAGGGTTTACATGTTCAGGAATCACATAGTCATTGCTTTGCAACACAATAATTTTGTCTTTGGGTATTAAATTTAACCATTCATTGTACTGTTCTGTTGTCAAATGCTCACACACTGTGTTGATAATCATGTCATAACGATTGTAATCTTTATAAGTGAGCATGTCTTGAGTAACAGCACGGAATCTACCAGACATTTCATACTGTTTGTTCATGGTATTTGCTGTGTTTTCACACTTGCTGTCTATGTCCATGCTGGTTATTTTATTCACATACAGATCACTGTTGAATAAAAGTGTGGCCATCACTCCATACCATCCACCACAAATTAAAATATCCATGCTGTGTGCTCTGGGTAATTTTTTTAATTGTTCAATCAACCATACTTTGCTGTTGATTTGACCTTTCCAGAAACTTTCCAATGTACGATATCTGTCATCAGATTGTCTGATAGCATCCATCCAAAATAAAACGTCTTGTATATTAATTTTCAACAAATTGTGCTCCTAGTTTATCAAATGACCCACATTGTTTGGTGCATTCTTTCAATCCCACTGTGCTCCATTGTGTTTCTATTTTTGAAAAAAATCCATTATCAAATATTTCTTTCAATGTTTTGCGATGAAGATTGGGAAATTCTGAAATTTTTTCCATATAATCTACTCTGGATTCTTGCATGGGTGGTATCCATTCCATATCCAACCAACAACAAGGTGACACATTACCACAAGCACTCACATACAACTGTTTATATTTCTGTGCTTTACAAACAATGTGTGGTTTGACTTCTTTTTGTGCTGCTTCAGACAACGGAATCATATCCAAACTGGTTTGAGTGGGTTTGATTCTGTGTGTGGGTCTACCCAAGTCATCAATCACTTGTAAATAATCCTGCTTGAATCTAGAAGTGTGTTTGATTGAAAAATCCACAAAGCCCATGTCTTTGGACATTGTTCTACACTGTTCAATTTGATGTTCATTGTGAGCAAATACCAACATGTGCCATTTGGCCACTCCACCTGCTGAAATAAATGCTTGAGCATTTTCAATTATTTTATTGAAATCTGTGCTGATCCTATAAAGATGATGGGTATCTGCTAAACCATCAATGCCAAATGTCACTTTTACTTTCAATTGAGCCAATCTTTGCCACCATTCTGTATCTCTAGCACTGCCGTTGGTGTGCATGGCCAATCTAATGTTGGGATTTAGTTCACGCAAGTACTGATATATTTCCAATGTGTCTTTGGATATGATAGGATCTCCCAAATTACCACACATGAATAAACTGTCCAATTGTTTTATGAAGTTTGGTTCAAACCATTGTTTGAATACACCTAAAGTTATTTCGTCCAATTTGATAAATGGATTTATTGGTCCTCCACTGATTCTTCTAGGACACATGGGACATTTGGCTTGACACTTGCTGGTGATTTCCAAATGAATATCCTTTATATCTTGGTATCTATACATGTCGAGCCTTGGGTATTTTTGAATCTGCTGAACTCACACAAGTGGGAGTTATACAAACTTTTGGTTTATCAAACAATTTGAATCCTTGTTCTATGTTACCCAGTGGTTGATCATGACAACTGTAACTTCTTTTGACTTCTCCGTTTGGTTCTCTAATGACACAACTCTGATATCCAGCATTACAGTGCCATCCTTTGAATTTATTGAAGCCAAAAGCATTGAATCTCTCTGCTTGATCCATGTAATACTTGTTGCCTTGAGCATCCATCATCTCAATTTGAAATAAATCTTTGTAATTTTCACCTTCTTGTATGCGTTGAGGAAATCCTGTTTGTAAAGTGTTCAGTTGATCTCGAGTATAACCTTCAATAACAAAACTTGCTGTGGGATCACTCTGTGGTTTCAGTGTAACATTAATACCTCTAGAGTGGAATCTTGCACATCTATCATAGTATTCAGCAAATCTATCAGGCACCATCACTTGATTAATTGTGACAAACACATTATTCTTCATCAACAGTAATATTTTATCTCCAAATTTTTGTTCATCAGCAAATTCAGCATGAAAACTGGCAGTGATGCTTCTGCGATTCAATGTTTTCGTGGCTTCTAACCATCTTTCCCACCACTTTTCTGAAGGACTTAGGTTGGTGGTCATGTGAATACTTTGATATTCTGGAGCAGTATCAGCACTATAATGCTGTACCAATTGTAAAAAATCTTTGTAGGCAGTGGGTTCTCCACCTGAAAAACTGAAATGATAGTCTGTGAATCCATTCTGTCTGGCCTGTCGTTTGATTTCATCCACCACTCCTGTGTAAACTGACAATGGTCTGTGATCTTTCTGTTTGCTTTTGGCATAAGGCCAGCAGTAAGAACAATCATAGTTGCAAAAACGAGCCAAGATCCAACTCACAGAAAACAATTTACTGTTCAACATGGTGCGTTGACCAAAGTTTACAATTTTATCAAATGGAATGTTGGTATCTATCATAATATTTTTTTCTCCATGTGTGGAAATTGTCCCACAAATACTAATTTTAACCATTCAAAGTTATTGATCATTCTCAAAGCATCTGAATTACCTTGGTTGTCCGTGCCGTACACTCTGCCTGCCAGTGCTCCAGCAATGGCATACTCTCCGCATGGTTTATCATCTCCCACTGTGCACCAAATCAATAATCTTTTTTCAGTTTCTTTGTCCACCTGACGATCGATTACCTTGCTGCTGAGCTTGACACACTCTCTAAAAGCACTTTTCCATGTGTTGAATGGATCTGTATTGAACACAGTGGTGTTGGATACTTCATGCATGGCTCTAAACCTATTAGATATGCTGGTGGTCATGTCTATTCTATTGGGATCCATGTTCATCGTGAGTCTTTTGGGCAATAATTTTACTCCGCCATAACCATACTCCAGTTCATTGATGGGATTTCGGCTTCTCCACACATGCACAGTATTTAATTCATTAGGATCCACTTGGAAATCAAACATAAAATCGTTTTCAATCACTGCATCGCCGTCTACTACCCAGAACATTTTGGTCAAACTCAATGTGGCAGCTCTGATATGTGCTTGTTGAATGCCTTTTATGCCGTGAACTCTTTGAGCCAATGGAAATCTTTGTTTCAACAGAGCATAATTTTGATCTGCATTGGGTTCATTATAACTTATAAAAAATATATCGTACATCATATGGTCTTTCTTAACACTCTAGGCGAATTAATATACACCTTTTTAAAAAATTTACTCTGCTCAGCATTCAAAGGTTCAACAGGCAATTCCATTGATTGTTTTTTAAGTATTTCTTTACCAAGATCTTTTATTCTTTCAAGACATTTTTCTTGATTTTGAGATATCTGTTGACTAAAATCCGACCAAGTCTGATCCAGATATTTAAAATCTCTAGTCAAACTAATATTCCAATCAGTACATATGGTTCTGTAACAACCTTCTCTAGCACCAGCAATGGCCCAAATGCCATTCTTCACATCCATACCCACTGTCATCCATATGATTAATCTATGATAATTTTGCCACCACAGTGTTTTATAGTCTTTTACTCTGCTGTCTTTAGCAATACTCATTTTTACACCTTCACGGAATCCTGCTCTCCATGCTTGTTTGGGAGTACTATTGATGTAACTGGTGGAATAATTTTCATTAAACTGAAATAATTTGTCAAAATAACAAAACTCAATTAAATTTCTGTCTTTGCCTTGATAGTTTTCATGAGTTTTCATCTCATTAACAAATGTTCTGGTCCATAATTTAATACTGCCATTGCCATATTTTAATCCATTTAAATCAATGTGTCCACACCAACTAAAAATATATGAATTATCCATGCCCATGCTGTTCAAATCAATCACTAAATTAATAAATTTTTCATCCAATTGAGTATCACCATCCACAGTAACAAAATATTCTGTGTCAGACAGTGCAGCACAGGCTTTATGAGCTGTGTCTGACCCAAATATACCATGCACTCGTTTGGCCCATGGCATTTTCTTTTTTAAATCAGCATAATTTTTATCAGCATTGGGCTCATCATAACTTAAAAATATGATATCACAATCTTTGATAGCAATTTTATTCATTGATTTCCTCATATTTGTAATCAAATGTTTTACGACAATACAGGTCCACGCTGTGTTTTGGGTCATAACTTACATTTATGATTCCTTGTTCTAGTAATTCTTTCATATCAATAACAAATATATTATCTAATATACTACCATCGTTCTTTTTAGTAGCAAAAAAATAGTGATCTTTAGAAGAATTTTCTGTAAAATAATCTTTCATACTATCTTTAAACTGTTCTGTTACTGAAAACATTAAATTTTTTTCTTTTTTATTCAATCTAATTGAAATACAATTATTATCGTTGACTGCTGTTGTGATTTTATAAATATTTTTATTAATAACAGTATCGTTTGATTGTGTGTTGTTGTAAGAATCTTTTTGTATCACATATTTTTTAATTAACTTGTAAGCATTATCAACAAAAATCACTTTGTAATTGCTCATAACTTCTTTACCAGTAACAAAGTCTATGCCTAATTCCTCATTGATAGCCAACCCATCAGCAATATAACCTCCCTGACAGGATTGAATTTCTCCGGTAAACTTATCAAATTTTAAATATCTAAATTTTTGATTATCCATTGTAGTTTTTTTCCAATTGATTCATTAATTGTTCACTTAAAAATTCAGGTTCCACATAATGCAATATACCTTGCTGTAAAAAGTTACCCAGTTTTATTCTTTTTTCTGAATCATAATATATGTTAATTTTTTCCATCCAGTGATCTGGTGTATGTTCCCACCCTTGACTGTGTGGTTTCATATGTGTGAATCCAATATAAGGTACTTTGCTGGTAATTTTCTCAGTTATGCCTAATAATTTACTTGCTATGGCCACACTCACATCCATACTGCACCAAGTTTGTGTGTTGTTGGGTGTGTATTTTTCATAGAATAATTTGTAATTCAAAACTATTTGTTTTAATAATCCTAAAAAATCTCCATTGTTTCGACATTTTTTATAGTAATGCATGCCACAATATAAATTAGGCAATTGATTATTTTTAAAAGTTTTACGATAATAAGTGGAATTAGCAATTTCATTTCTGTATGTTCTTACTTGTGTGGTAAAAAATAGATCAAAATTTTTTAAAAAATCCCACCAATGACTGATATCACTGCATATCAGCATGTCAGCATCCAATATGATTGAATGTTCATATGGTGTGGCTTGATAAATTTTATATCTATTTTCTATTTTCCATTCAGAATTTACTGCATCATCATCTCCTGGTATATCCACGATATGATCAAATAATTTTTTCATATAAGCAGGCACATTCACATTGGTAATTAAACACACTTGGCTGAGAGGCATGTGTGTTTTTATACTCAAAGCCAATGCGTATGCTTGACGCACATAATCCACTTGATTATTTTTTTGTGCAAATATACAATATCCTTTAGATTCTAACACGATTTAATCCTTTGTCTATAATTTTATCCAGTGCAAATTTATTCATGATGTGTATATTGATACCTTTAACACTCATAGGCATGTACTGATTGTTATCAATAGCTAGAGAAAAATTCCAAACTTCTTTATTAAAAGAATTTACTAGATCTCTATCAGTAATATGATACAAACTGTCTGGCAATGAATAAGGCCATACTCCTTGTTGAAATCCATTTATCATATGTATGGCTATGCTGTAAGCAAAATCGTTTCTAAATGACGTGTCCACTATTTGATAACTGAATCTATAAAATTGCCAATCATCTTTGATATGCTGTATTAGTTCAAATAGTTTTTTAACTCTCGTGGTCTTTTTAAAATAAAACACAGTGGCCCAATACATATCAACACCTGTATCACTGATAGCTTTTAATTTAGATTCTGATTTACTGGAATAATTGATATAAATGGATTTTTTGTGTATAAGAAAATCTTCGTTGGATTTGAAACATTTAGACAAATTATTATTACAAACAATATAATCTGAATCCATCACAAGCGTTTCATCATAAGGGCTTAACTCATAAGCAGTGGAACGCAAATGGTTTTTCCATTGATCTGTGACATGCTTGTTTTGCCCATCATAAAAAGTTTTTTGTTGAGCAGTGCTGTAATCAGGCACAGAGATAATTTTATCAAAAATTATTGCTTGTTTTTTATAATTTTTTTCAAGATGTTCCTGATTGGAAGTGATCAGTGTTACTGGAAGTTTTAAATGTTTTCTAATTTGTTGAGTGCAGAATATGGCCTGCTTGACATAGTCAATGCTGCTATTGTTATGAGCATAAATTATTATACCTTTTTTCATGCATTGTCCTTGACTTCACCTTTGGTTTTTAACAATTCATTGTATTCAGTATAATATGAATTCAAATTGCTTTGATACAAATCTATAATGTTATCTTTAAAATCTACAAGATTTTTAATCAATACAGGATTTTGATAATCATCCAATAGTATCACATCTTGAGTTCTTTCAGCAGCAATCAAAATATCACAATGTGATATCAGTGCAGATGTTATTGTGAACTGATGTCCTTCTACAAAAGCAATATTGCTGTCCAAAAATTTATTCTTCAATATTTTTAATTGATTGTTAAAACTGGACATTGCATCAGTAACTATTAATAATTCAGCAACAACGTTAAGATTTTTAATCATAAATTTTATAATAATCCTTACTAGAATTATATGTTATTTCTAGCTAAAAGTCAACAAATATGGATTATGATTGTATTTAGATATGAACAGTTAGGTGGTATTAGGAATTGGTAAAATTAAGCAGTAGTAATGTTGCTGCCCATGCTACCAAAAGCGGGAGCCACAATGGTCAATCCATCAGTCAATGCACTGTCTGGTCTTTTGTTCGAAACAGTTATGGTCAAACTGCCATCCACATCTTCGTCCACGTTTCCTGCTGCGTCATCACGCAGGTCAATGGTGAATTGAATGGCCATTGCACTAATGTCTGTGAATTTTGCACTCACTGTGAAATAGTTGGCAGCATAAGGTGCTAGTGGATTGCTGGATGTGTAGATCGTTTGATCTGCTGTGGTTAAATTTAAAGCGTTGATGGAATTTAATGTGCCTGATGCACCTGTTTTGGTTGAAGAATTACTGAATGACAATGTGCCCATGCCTGAAAATAAAGCATTCCATTCAGTTACTTTGCTGGCAGCACTGCCTGAAATATTCATTGAGATTTGCACAGCACTGCCTGTGTTGAAATAATATCTTTTAGCATTAACGCTGGCAAATGTCACTGTGAATGTTCCTGTACGCAATCCATTCCATACGGGCGTTCTTGTGTAGGTAGAACTGGTGGAATTGATAGCAAATCTTCCTGCGTTTGAAGTGTTTCTGTTTGTGGTGATTGTGTCTGCAAGAGTTTCAAATTGGACATATCCTGTGCCTGCTCCACTGTTGTTATCATCCACAGTCACAGTGTTGTCTACTGTTCCTAAAGTGGGATAAGATCCTGTTTGATGTATGTGGGCTTTTCTAATATCCAAACGCAAATCATTCAAATGATTGTCTTCAATCAATTGTGATACTGCCACGTTAGAACTAACAACTGTTTGTCCATAACCACTGTCTCCAGTGCCTTGACCCAGTACTGTGGCCACTTTGTTTTGAATTAAGTTGTAACGTTCTGCTGTTATTTGAGCACCTACTGTCATAATTTATTTCCTGTTAAAAGTATTTAGTTGGGTTAAAGTGTCCCTGAATGATTTTAGATTATTGGTCATTTTGGATTACTTGATAAAGCACTCAACAGTTGAAACTGTGATTCTTGAATCTGCTTCCAAAGCCACAGCAAAGTAGTCTGATCCTGTAACAACAACTCCAACTCCCGGAGTAGAACCAGTACCAATTTTGTCGCCTTTGGTCACAGCACCTTGAACTTTAACAGGTACTCTACCTTTGATTGCCACAGACGTTCCACCTGCTAAATCAGCATTCATTAGGAATGCAGGAGCACCGCTCACCACACCTGCCACAATAGAACCTTCAGTGGCTGCTGTAACTTCTGCTGTGCCACCAATGGCCAACACTGTGCCAATTTCGTACGTGGCATCTGCCATGTATTTTTCTGCCAAGTCAGCGTATCTTGCTTGAGAAGCTACACCTTGGAAAATGTTTGCTGTGATATTTCCACTGCCATCTCGCAATGCCACTGAGTTATTCACTGTGGTAATTGCTCCAGCATAATCAGTTGAGCTGAATCTTATGTTGGTGGCTTTTTCTGCTATGCCATAAATGTTATCCGCATAAATGTTGGCAAATCTATTAGCATTGGTTCCAATGTCATAAGTGCTGTCTATTCTAGGCTCAATGCCTGTGGCAGTTATGCTCACTGAGTGAGTATTGCTGGCTCCCATTTTAATAACAGAACCAACTTCGTTGATAATTTTTGCTTCATTATCATTTACGATATTAATTCTTAAATCGTTGCCTGTGCCTACTGTGAATCCATTGTCATCAAAATTACTATTGCCTCCCACTTGAACAAAAGCAGATGCTTCTAATCCACCCAATCTATCTGCATTGGCTGCTGTGCCCCAAAATTTATCCAAAGTGCCATTAGAAAATGCCGTTTGTGCTCCTGTGGTAGAATCTGCACCACGCAGTGTAAGACCTTGTTTTACAGTGGTAAATCCTGTGGGTCTATCTGCTGAAAGAATTGTAAATGCTGTGTCGCTTACGATGAAAATTGTTTTGTCATTAACTTTTGCTTCAATAATTAATTGATTAGCACTGAAACTGTCTCTGATTGTTCTGCTGACAATTTGAGTTACAGTATCGCCTACTCCTTGAGGACCAACCAACACATAACTTGTGCCGTTGTAAGCATATAATTGATCATTGGCAGTGTCCCACCAAAAGTCACCCACTGTTAATCCTGCTGGTTCTGCTGTGCCTACTTCTGCACCACCAGTGGTTCTAAATTTTGTTCCGTCGTAAAATTTTAATTTGTTAGTGGCTGAATCAAACCATATTTGACCGCTCAAAGGTCTTGTGGGAGCGTTAGCACTAGCAAAATTTTCTAATAAATGTACAAAGTTTTCGTTTTGAATTTCCCCGTAGCCAGCATAGTTTTTTCCCACTAATTTTAAGTTGGTAGATTGGTCTACTGTACCGTCTTCCACGGTAGTTAATGTCCCTAAAGCGTATCTATCTATTTGATATGGCATATTGCGTTTTCCTTTTGCTCAATTATTTATCTTATTTTATATTAAAGTTCCTTGTGTTAAATCCTGGTCAAACACCCAAGCACCCCCAGAAACTACAAATTGTTTTAATGCTCTTGTGGTGCTAGCAGTAATACTTCCTGTTGCTGTGCCAAATGCTATGTCCATCAATACTGTTTTGTTGGCAAGTCCTGTGAAAGGTGTTCTAGCCACTGTGGCTGTGCTAGCAGTGTATGTTGATCCTGGAGTACTAGATAGATCAAAATACGGTGCTAATTCTATAACAAAATCTGTGCTGTTGGTAATTTCTGTGATAAGATATGTGCCATCAAAACTAATTCCAGCACTGCCTGAAATAGTCACAGTTTGATCCACTTCATACACATGTGGAGTACTGGTGGTAATTCTTACTTGTGTTCCCAATGTTGGTGTATCGTAACCTGTTTCCACAGACAACACTGTGAGTGGAGATGCTGTGATGGTTTGATCCACTGCTGTGTAACTTTTGTCAGAGGCTGCTTCTAAATTAGCACCAGAGAATGACACTGAAGTTCCACCAAATGCCACAGTGTGTACTCTGGCTAAAGATCCTGCTTGTCTTGCTGGAATATTTAATCCTGAATTTGATCCTGAATAAGTGTAACCAGCTGCTGGATAAAGATCATTTAATACAGTGGCAATGTTGGTATTCAATGTGCCGCCAGAACCTAAATCTGTAACATCCAACATAAAACTGATCAATTCTCTGCCATCCACATAACCTTTGGTGGCCACATCAGTGGCCTGAGTGGGTGTGCCTACTCCTCTGATCACTGCTGATCCTTGAACAGAAATTATGTTAGTGGCTGCTTGTAATTGTAAATTTTGTCCGCTTTGGCTGCTTAATGTAATACCTTGCAATCTTAAATTGTCCACATTCAAAGGTCCTGTCAAAGTACCCAACGATGTCAATCCTGGAGCACTGGTGATGGTTGATCCCAACGCTGTGGCAGATATCACTGTGGTTCCGTTAATTTGATAATTTTTTCCTGTGGCTAAATTTATATGTTCTGAACTGTTCCAACCAGTGGCAAGATTTTGCCACAGTAATGTTTTATCAGTCACTGAAGATTTTAATACAATACCTCCACCTGACACATATGAATCATTGCCCAAAGGTGTTCCCGTGATAGTGGCCAATTCAATGGTTTTGTCTTCCACTCTAAGATCTTCTGTGATTGTGGCTGCTCCTGTGCCTTGAACAGTTAGATTACCTTGAATTCTTACATTGCCTATCACATCCAAAGGATAGGTTGGAGTGTTGTTGAATATTCCCACTGCTTGAGCACTGGCATCAATATAGATAGCATCAGTCACTGCAGGTGTTTTAATTTTGAATGCTATATCTGCATTGGCAAAGTTATTTTGAATTATAAAACTATTGCTGGCATATCTCAAACTGGTATCGTTGTTCAATCCAATAATAACTCCATCATTGTTTTGAACTGTGATGCTGCCTTCTGTGAGATCATCCACATCAGTTCTTAAAAAACTATCAGCATTACGATACACTCCTGATCCATCCACCAATGAATCTGCTTTGGTGGCTACTCCACGCCATTTGAAAGTGTCTGAAACTGAATTAAATCCTTGATAGATAGTACCTGTGGGATTACTGCCTGAAACTAATTCAGCAATTAATTGTGAAGTTACTGGTGTGAATTGAGCAGCACTGTAAACTCCTGACAAAGAGTTACCCACAAAGAATTTTATCACAGTGCGAGTAACATTTTGTGTGTCCAATATAGAATCTACCACGAACCCGCTCACTCCTTGATCATTGGTGTAATCAGGACCAACTGTTACTATGTCGTTACCGTCAAAGAATTTTAATTGTTGATTTAAACTGTCAATCCAAAGATCACCAGCTGCTAAATTAGGTTGAGTAGAGCTTAATATAATACCATTGGTGCTAAACTCTGAGCCATTGTAAACTTTTAATCTGTTTTCTGATGTGTCATACCATAATTGTCCACGCAAAGGGTTTGCTGGAGCAGAAGAGCTGGCAAAATTTTCCAACATCTTCACAAAGTTTTCGTTGATTAATTCTCCAAATCCTTTGTAATTTCTTCCTATCAGTGTGATATCAGTTGATTCAGTATTAATTGTACCGTCAATCAAATCTACCAACAATGATCCGTCTGTTTTGTTTATTTTATAACTCATTATTCACTCTGTCCTGTAAAAATAATATAATTTATAGTCAAATATGGATTCATCACATCTTGAGCATTGCCTATGGCTCCTGAATCTACATCTCCACTGTTGGCAATAGCACTTCCTGCACCTGTGCCTGTGGGTGCATCATAAACTATTGCTGTGGTCTCACCAGGATTTACTCCCCCATCTCTCAGTGCATAATATTGAGCGCCTGTGACACCTTGCATTTTGTGAGTGTGTTGTGGTAAGTTTTCCACTGGAATAGTTTTTGTTTCGTTTCCGCCAAATCCACCAATATTATCAGCAGCACTGGCTGTGACTCTATCAGCACTGGTACCACCCATGTTGTCTCTGCCCAAAGGCATTCTGCCTCTCAAATCAGGCATTTTGAATTTTGTTGCTGAACTTGGAGTTCCAAAACTTGTTCCTATCACTGCAAATAATTGTGGATACAATGATCTTTCATATTCTGATCCATCACACAGCAACCAAAAATTAGGTGCTGCTGCTCCACCAAATGGAGTTATCATACCTGTTGGTATTTTTGCTATAGCTGAAAAGAAATTATCTCTGCTGATTTTGTATAATCCCGTGCTGCCTGAAACTCTATTGATTAATATTTCATCACTGTTTTGACTGAATGATGTGGCAGTTTTGCCAGAAACAAATGCATTGGATATAGAAGTTGTGAACACTGCTGGATCATCATCCTGACCATCAAAAACAATTTCGTTAGATGTAACATCACCCACCAAACTGAAACGAGTGGCGCTGCTTAATTTATTGGCTGTTTCAGCTGCTCCACTGATAGATCCTGTTAAAGTTCCAACAAAATTTCCGTATAAGTTTGTGGCATAAACATTTAAAAATCTATTAGTGGATGAACCTATATCATAACTGATATTAGCATTGGGCATAATATTGCCTGTGGTAATATCTGATTCAAACACTGCATCTTCACCCACATACAATTGTTTGGCCACTCCCAATCCACCTGCAGTGATTATACTGCCTGTGCTGATGCTGTCGCTTTGAGTTGTGGAATTTATATATAATTCTCCACTGGCTTGAATATTTCCTGTGACATCCAATGCTTCTGTGGGAGCAGTGGTATTAATACCCACATTGGTTGTGGAATCTATTCTCATCACTGTGCGTGTGGTGCCTTGATCATTCACTCTAAAATCAATGTTGGCTCCAGAAGTTTTGTGACTGATAATACCTGCTTGTCCTTCAATACCAATGTTCAATGTGGCACTGTTGCCCACATCAATTCCTGAATTGTTGTTTATTTTTAAACCAAAGTTTGCCACATTGGCAACATCTTTGCGTAAAAAATTAGATCCTGATACAATATCACCACCACTGATTAATTTTTCTGCTTTTTCTGCTGTGCCATAAAATTTTCCAATGCCTGATCCAGTAATATCCACTGAACTTAAATTAAATCCTGGTTGAATGGTTGTGAATCCTGCGATATTAGATTTAGGTGTAAAAGTTTTTGTGGAAATTATTGCTACTGGTTTGGCTTCCACCTGAATCAATACCACAGTGTATTCCAAATTGTCTGTACCTACAATTGTGGTAGGTTTAGTTCCTGTGCTTAATCCTTGACTGAATTCTGGTCCTACTAAAACCCAACCTGATCCTGTGAAAAGATACAATTGTTGATTGTCAGTGTCCACCCAAAGATCACCTGTGACACTTGATCCTGCCAAAGGTTGAGTGGTTGCTTTGTGTATTCCGCCTGCTGGAACCCATTGAGTTCCGTCATAAATTTTTAATTGGTCCACTCCTGCTGTGTTGTTGTACCACAATTGTCCTTCTGTGGGATTAGCTGGAGCATTGCTGTGTGCAAAATTTTCTAATAAACGTAAAAAGTTTTCTGAGATGTGTTTGCCGTAGTCAGTGGTATATCTTCCAGGCAACTTTAAACTGGTAGAACTATCTTCTACAGTGTTTGCTGGAATAGTGAGACTAGCACCATCCGAATAATTTATTGTATAATCAGCAGCCATTTTTTATTATACCTCGTTAAAACCTGACAGACTTTGTATTCTAACTGTGTAATCTATTTGTATTAATCTGTTTAAACTTTTTTGTACAGGGTGAAAAATTACATGTGTTAATAATCTTCCTGTACCTGAACTGGAATAACTTTGTAATCCTAACTCGTCAAACACATATAAATTTTCTGTGTTTGAAGCAGCATCCACTGCATCTTGACCGCTGGGCTCACCATAGTCCAATAAACATGTGACTAAAATATCTGTGTAATTGGTTCCGTTCACGTGACGTGTTTCAATTTTATTTCTCACTGGATCTGTGTTGCTAACTGATCTGTCATCCACCACTTTGCTGAATGTTTGATTGTATAAAGTGGCATTGGTTCCTGTGGAATTAGGAGTTAGATAAGTCACTATGCCAGTGGGATCAATATAAGTTCCACCAGTTCCAAACACCATGGAATTGATAAATCCTTGACCTTCATTGGCCAAACTTTCTGCCATTGCTATGCTCATATTTTCATAGTGTATGGCATTGCGTTTGTTGACGAATATTTCGCCCGTTTTAGGGTCGTGTATTTTGATGTGTCCTTGGATTAGTGTTCCGTTGTGTTCTTTAAGTTTATCTATCATAGTATCCTTTTGTCATGTGTATTTATTGCGGCAAACTCACTTCTTTTGCACGCAAGAATCTTGCTATTTCGTTTTCGGTTTGACTCAATGGAATTGTGGATTCTTCTGGTATATCTATGCTGTTCCATAATTTACCTATTTTTTTCACCACAATTACCTTAGTATTTACAGCAGGAGCAGTTAATAGTGTTAAAATTGGTGTGGTGCCCGTCACACTGAACTCTGCTGGTAGTGTAACGTCTGCTTCAGGACTATCCATACCCAGTGTAGCACTGTAAGATTGTATGCTGTTTTTTCTCAATCTGCGTCCTCCCACAAACACTTCAAATTCATTCACATTATTTGGTACAAAAGGCAGTGTGAATGATTCAGTGCTGCCATCTCCTTCAAATGTTTCAGTGATAGTCTCATCTTTGTAAGGCACTGTTTGATAAGCACTTTGATCAAACAATTCTGTACCTGCTGAGTATGTGTCTTTGATTCCAGTTCCCAGTGTGCCTCTTCTCAATTGTTCCAGTTTGTTGTTTGCTTTTATAAAGTATTCAATACGTTCTCCATCAACGAACACAACACCAGGTTTACTTAAACTAATGTTGGGTTCTGTCAATCCTTCAGTGCTTTCCAAATAGATTGCTTGACTGTACCAATGCAGTTCTTGACTCAAATAGTATTTGTTATTATTGCCCAAACGTTTATAATGTGTTCT